ATAGTAGTAGCATTACCAGACCATGTAATCTGTGCTATACCATCAATAGAAAAGTCTACTTCTGCTTGGTTAATCTGTGCTTGATTTAACCTGTATGTTGTGTTTTCTAGTGCGAAATAAATACTTAGTTTCATAAGTTCATGAACGTCTGATTGGTCAAACTTACATAATGAACCGAATTGAGTACCTGTTGTTACCTCTACAGCAGCACCTGATGCATCTGATGCATTAGGTAGTCCTGTTCCTGCTAATGCAGACCATAGTATGTTTTCACAACAGTCAAAAGTTCCGTCTGCTCTGAAACTATTTGCTCCATGCACAAATGGTCGTACATAAGTACCAAAAGACCATTCTGCTGGTGGTAAAGAATCATTGAATCTTTTTGAACCCCTGTTTGGTGTAGCACCCGCTTCTGATATGGTAACATCAGTTGAATCACTTCCTTGTGAGAAGCTGTATCCATCTAATACACCAATTCTGAAACAGTTTGCATCTACTTCATTTCCTTTGAACTTTCCAGTTCCTGTTCTTCCGCCATCTGCTGTTGTTGTAGCTGCGACTGAGTCGACAGTAACTACAAGTCCTGTTGCTGAACCATTATTAGTTCCTGCATAGTTTTCTACAGCTGTTTCAGTTGCAGTTTCGTTTGCCACGAAAGCTGCTCCCCTAAAGTTATTAGGGATACCAATAGTAGCAACTGGTCCAGTTGAGCCGCCACCAGTAATGCTTAAAACAATACACTTAAAGCCAGTACCGCTTCCACTAGTAGTTCCTAATGTTACGATATCGCCTACAGCGTATCCTGTTCCCGCAGTACTTACGTGGGCAGTTTTTACTCCGCCAGTAGCACCAACTCCGTTTCCAGAGCTGACAAATACTTTGGTATTTCTCGATAGATTTAAAGCCATTGCTTTCTCCTATTTTTTACTTTGAAAGTACTTCGCTAGATGTTTATCAGCGTTTGTAATTTCGTTTAATACCTACACTCTACATTCAATTCTGCTATTCCGAGAGGTTCTAAAACCCCTTCATCAGTGCTTATTGACTGTAAAGTTAAGGAAGTCGTTGTTAAGTTTGGACTTACAGTATCATCGTAAATCAAAACATCATTGTCGTCGATAACTCTTTCTATATCTTCACATAAAAGAGCTAAGACTTCTTGTGGGTCATCCTGGTCTTCGACATAAACTCTTATATCTAGACTCATAAATCTCCATTTGAATTCATTTGGTTGATATTCTCTTGTTTCGTCTCCTGCCACTACGCATACTTTTGGAAACTCTTGAATATCGTCTAAAAATGACATGCCCCCATGTGCATTTAAAAATACATTAGAGTTATAAGGGTGATTGCCATCAATTTCTTTAATTTTACTTACTAAAGCATCTACTATTTTCTTTCTTCCTGTTCTATATTGCGATGCCATTAATCTCTCCTAAGACTTACAAATTTTTGGTCTGTATATTCTACTGCTAAATCTCTTATACTTTTAGCAATTAAAGGCTTAGGATTATAACTTTGTTTCCACTGTTTGCTTCCTGTATTTTCAAAAGTTTCATAAACTCCACCTTTATTTTTACTAGTTCCGCCTCCTGTAAGCATATAACCATACTCTCCACTAATACCTTTATCAGTATTTCTTAAACTTATTACCCTAGCACTATTTGAAAATATGCCTGTTCTATTAGTTAATCTTGGAAATCCCATATTTCTTCTAACTTGTGCCGGCAATCTTTTATTTATTTGATTCTTTAATTTTGCAAGCTCTTTTGCGTTGCTTGCTTCTCCACCTTCTTTTTTATATTGTTTAGCAACTTTATCTGCTAGTACTGCTGCTGCTGCAAACTCTTTTTGAGCATTCATTGCTGCTTTGTGCATTCTTAACTGAGCAGAATCAACTTTTTTTACTCCTGACTTTACTTGCCCTTTTTTATTTAATGTTGTTTTAGAAGCTGATTTTTTGTAGGGTTTATTAGTAAGTTTTCCAATTGTTTCTTTTACTAATTCATCCATAGGAGCTTTTGAGCCTTTTATACTATGTAAAGTTTCTCCTACTGCTTTTTCTGTTGCTCTTAAATTTTTTAGTACATGTGCTGGAACTCTTGCATGAAACGCTCCTCTTATCTGTTTATTTAGTGCATGTCCTAAATAGCTTTCTACACTTCCTTTTACAGTAGTATTACTAAATTTATCCCTTGTTACTATTTTTACTAAAGGTTTTCCATCTACTGCTGTTGCAAATTTTTCTTTTGTGCTAGTTAAATCGTATTTTACTTCTGCTAAATATTCTTCTCGTATTGTTGCATAATCTTTTGGTGAAAATACAACACCTTGTTTCATATTATTAGCTAAGCCTGCGGCTATTGCTATAAGTCCTTGTATTTCTTTCATGGACGCTTGTATTTGTTTTACAGTTAAAGTTTGACCTGCGTATGAAGCTGTTTTAGCTTGCATACGTTTTGTTTCTAACTTACTTAGTCTTCCTGTATCAGTTTTATTATCTTGTTGTACTCCTACTAATATTGCATTTAGAGCATCAAATACAACCACAAGTCTTACTCCTACCATACTTATATCTGAATGATCTGGAGACCAACCTGCTCCTGTTTTAGCTATTGTTGTTCCATTAAAGAAATCTTTACTTAAACTATTTAGAGCTAAAAGTAACTGTCTGTACCTTCCTTGTTTTCCGCTTACGGCTTTAAAAGCAAGAAGTTGTTTTAAGTTGGCTCCTGCTTTTCCCATATCTATTAAAAAATCTATAGTAACATCTAATTCTCCTACTAATGTTTTATCTATTTGTTGTCTTAAAGATTTTGAATCTGTTAAAAGATTTTTTTCAATCATTTTAAAGATTTTAGAATAAGTTGGACCAGTACCAGGTCTTAAAAACTTTTGATAAGCTTGTTTCATTAACTATATATTTTATACATATCAAGTATTCTTTTGATATGATCTGGAAATCCAATATTACCTGTTAAACTAGAAGATAGTGGATTTTCTATACTAGACCCTGATATGGATTGTCTTTCCTTTCTTTCATCTTTCATATAGTATTTAATTAAATCAAATATTGCTAGTTTTAAATCTTCAGGTGTACTTGTATACCCTGCTTTATAAGTAACTTTTACTGCTTTCATTCCTTTTGCAAAAGCTTTTTCAGTACTACTAGTTGTACGAACTATACTATCTGAATCTGTATCAACTACATACTCATATTTACCACTACTGTCAGAATTTTCTGTAATTAGTGTAACATACGCGCCTGCTTGATCTTGTCTTTCTTCTACTGATACTACTTCTATTAATGGAGATTCTCCTAAAATAATACTATTAGTATAATTATCTTTTATATTAAAAAATTCGACTTTATTAGTACTAGCATAATCTATAATAGTACTCCCGCAATAAGTCTTAACGAGTTGGGAAACTTGGTCAATAACTACATTTATACGAGCATCGTTTTTTATACTCTGCAAACCTGCAAAGTCCTTGTATTGCTGTAATGTAACTAAATCTGCCATAAATTTTCCTTAAAAAGTGTGGTGGAGTTGCCCCCACCACGTAATTTCTATAAAACTATTAACTAGCTTTATACTGAAGTGTATGACACGCTGTTGAACCATCGATAAGGTCGGTAAAACCTAGTCTTTGAGAAGCGACTAATACTCTTCTTTGGTTTGCTACTTCGTAGTCAGACTCGATAGTAACACCTCTTAATCTAGGCATTACAAAGTTTTTCGCATTAACAGCTAATCCAAAGAACTTGGATGTTGCTGGAGTAGCGAATTCGTCACAAACGATAACTCTTGAACCGAAGACTTCTCCGATTTCACCATTTAGCTTAGTAGCCATATTGCCAACTAAATTGACATCTTGGAACTCTGCATCTGATAATAAGTTGAAGTATTCAGTTGAATTTATGATGTAAATTACATCTCTAGGATTCATACCCCATTTACCCATTTGCTTTCTAGCATTCAATAGCATTGAAGCTGTTAAAGATTCTGATGCAAAAGCAGTAGC